ACAAAGTCGGAGTTTGCCTCATACTTACTCCCGGCATGGATGGTTGGCCTCGATCCCCGGTTAAAGATCATTCAAGCCACACACACGGCTGATCTAGCTGTCGACTTCGGCCGTAAGACCAAGAATCTAGTAGACCAAGAAAACTATAAACAACTATTCGACACTAGACTGATGGAGGACTCACAGGCTGCTGGTAAATGGAAAACGGAACAGGGAGGCGAATACTTCGCTGCCGGTGTCGGTGGAGCAATCACAGGTCGTGGTGCTGATCTACTAATCATCGACGATCCACACAAAGAACAAGATATTAAAAAAGATAGTAAGTCATTCGATAAAGCATGGAACTGGTATACATCAGGTCCACGTCAACGTCTTCAACCAGGAGGTCGTATCGTGGTTGTTATGACAAGGTGGAGTACAAAAGATCTTACCGGACAACTAATCAAGGCTCAGGGAGAAGAGAACTCTGATGAGTGGGAGGTTGTAGAACTACCAGCGTTATTACCTAGCGGTGATCCTGTGTGGCCAGAATACTGGACCAAGGATGAATTAGAAAAAACCAAAGCATCTATTCCGGTTAACAACTGGAACTCTCAATATATGCAACAGCCTACAGCTGAAGAGGGTGCTATAATCAAACGTGATTGGTGGCGTGATTGGGAAGGTAAAGATCCACCTAAGTGTGAGTTTATCTTACAGTCTTACGATACAGCTTTTCTTAAAAAAGAATCTGCTGACTATAGCGCAATAACTACGTGGGGAGTCTTTGAGACTGAGGACCACGGAATGAATATAATATTATTAAATGCCTTTAAAGATCGATATGAGTTTCCAGAATTAAAGAAAGTTGCTCATGAAGAGTATTTGTTTTGGCGTCCTGACATGGTGATCGTGGAGGCAAAGGCCTCTGGTATACCTCTGACGGCAGAGTTGAGAGATATGGGAATCCCAGTAATTAACTTTACGCCGAGCCGAGGAAATGATAAACATGCAAGGGTAAACTCTGTATCACCACTCTTTGAGACAGGAATGGTATGGGCTCCTATGCACCAACATTTTGCTCAAGAAGTGATAGAGGAGTGTGCAGCATTTCCGCATGGAGATCATGATGACTATGTCGATTCTATGACTCAGGCGATTATGCGTATTAAACAAGGAGGAATAGTTCGTAATAAGGATTCTTATAAAGACGAACCATTGCCGGATAGAAGTAGGTTAACATACTATGGCTAGGAAACAGACACTGGATTTAATTTTAAAAACATTCCGAGATTTAGGCGGAAACCTAAATGAAGTTATGGGTACCCGAACTAATATTAATTTTTTGGGTAAAGGCAAATCTCCAGAATTAATGTTAGATATGGACATCAACGTTGATGCGTTAAGTGTATTACCACAATCAAAAGCAGTAGAAGAATTATCCAGTTCAGTTGGGTATGCAGTTTCAAATAAATTAAATGATGTTCAAGCTAACAAGCTGTTAGAGAACATGACTAAGATGAAAAATTTTTACATGCCACCTGCAGCGCCAGCAAACATTACAGATCTCGCTACAGGAACTAGAAACTTAGACAAAGAAGGTTTAATGTCATTAAGATCAAAAGTAGATATACCAGAGGGTGTGGATCCAAGAGATACAATATTACCGTCCGGTATGATAGATGATTTACCACCTAAAAAACGTTTCTTTAGAGGCGTAGAAATAAAAGACCCTACGTTTGATGAAGATCTTCCTTTTGATAGTGCTGCAGAAAAATTAGCAGAAATAAAAATGTCTAATGAAGCATTCGAACAAGCGGCCTTGCAAAAAAAGCTGCGTGAAACAGTTAAATTATCAGACGATCTACCACCACCAGGTTCACGTGGTGGACCAGATGATATTGCAGAGCCATTTACAGGTAAAGGTTTAGAAGCACTTAAAAATGTCGAAGGTAGTAATTTAATTATAAACGATATAGTCGATACAATTTATCTAAACGCAGGTGTAGCACCTGCAGCTCAACCAGTGGTTCGAGCAAACGCTAGAGAGTTTTTAAATAGAATAAAAAATTTAAGTGATGAACTAGAAGGCACAACTTTATCTGATGTTATGGAAGCAGATGATTTTAAATTTATGACCGAGGGTGGTGGCGGTGGTATGGGCGATCCATTGTTATTAGTACAAAAATATTTTGGACCAAAAGTTGCGTCCGCAGTTGCAAGACTTGATGGACCAAATGATATACAACTATTTGCTGAAAGATTAATTAGTGTCAAAGACAAAGGTGGCAGAGGAGTTACTGACAGAAGATTTAATCCAGAAACTGTTGACATAGATGACTTTGAATTTGCAGATGGTGGACGTGTGCCTTTTATGGCTGGAAGACTTGTAGGTAAAGCATTAGGAATGGCCATGAGAAGAAAAGCTTTAGAGCGAGGAACTGGTGAAGGTTTTGCTGCCGTTGAACAATATGGTATTACCGGTAGAGATGTTTCTCGTTTATTTGCAGAAATTGCTTCAGACAAAAGTTTAGTTGGTAAAGAAAAAACTGCATACATGAAATTAGTAAACGAAGTTTTAAAGAATCCTGAAAGGTATCCAGAAGAAATATTACAAATCCAAAAGAAACTAGGAATTGATATTGGTATGAAGGGCGGTGGCCTAGCTAAGATCTTGGAGGTCTAATGGCTAGACCGTTTTCCAAAAGAGATATAAATATCAGACCATCTGAAAAATATTTACAATCATTTATTGATGAATTTATAAAACAAAACGGCGGCAAAAAATGGATGGATGTAAACATGCCGCAAAGATCTAGATTCATTAGAACAGTAATACCTAGAATTAAAAAATTTTTAAAAGACAGTAAGGGTCTCATAAGACGACAAGAGTTAGCTAAAATGCTAGGTGTAAGTAATGATTATTTAAGAGCCATTTCTAAAAGTCAAGGCGATAAAGGAGGACCAAACGTAAGATATAAAATATTTCAAGATATAATAGGAGATGTTAAAAAAATATATAGACCTGTGTCAGGTGCAAACGAAGGGTTTTATAAGAAACCTACAGTAGCTCAAATCAAAGCTTTTAAAAAAAATATTCGTTCTTCTACCATTCTACCAGTTATGCAAGAAAGAATTAATGCGTTTGTAAACAATAAAAAGTTTATGAATATGTTAAAAAACGACAATCTAACTGATCCAAATTTTTTAGATAAAACAAAAAAATTATTTCCTAAACTAGATTTAACAGATCAAAAATTAGCCGATGGTGTTTTGTATATTGCAAGAGGATCTAAAGGTGATGAGTTTATAGGAACAACAATTAAAAAAAATTTACCTCTACACAAAAGATTAATTAAACAATTTGAAGAATCAAAGTGGGGAAACCCTTTCCATGCTGCAGCATATAAGTTTGCAAGAACTGAAATAGATCAACAGTTAGGAACTAAGGAAGGAACTTTTAGAGAATATCAAAAGAAATTAAGTGATGCATTTAAAAACGCAGGATTTAAGAATTTAAAAAATTATGAGGTAGATGAGATAGTTGGAGCAAGTATTGGAGGTAAACAACAATTTGCACCATACTCTGTCTTTTCTAGGTTTCTATCTGAAACTATAAACGCTGGTCCTGCAGCAGCATATCAAGGAGCTTTATCTAGAGCCTCTACAGAACTAACAGGAATTATAAATCAGTTTGGTCCAAACTCAAACCAAGCTATTAATTTTGTAAAAGATTTTAATAAAAATAAAGCTGCAGCTTTTGAAGCAAAACATGGAGTAAAAGCAGCTCGTTTAGATTTAAGAATGCCAGAACAAGTTTTTGGCAAAAAACGTTTTGCAGAGCTAGGAACCATTGGTGAACAAATGACCGACGTCGTAAAACAAAAAGGCTTTGGTTTTAAATTACCAGAAGGTTCTTTAACACAAAAAGAATTATTACAATCTGTAGCAAGTTTAAAACCTGGCACAAAAGCTTTTAAAGCAGTTTGTACCATTACAAAAGCTGACGGTGGAAGTGTTGATGCTTGTGTCGAAAGAGTTGCACAAGAGCCAGAAAAATTTGCAAACAAGTTTAAAAATCTTACAGCTGAAAGTGGACCACTTGCAAAAATTAAAAACGCTTCAATTAATTTTTTAAAATCACCAGGCGTAAAAACATTTGGTATCGGTGCTGGTGTTGGAGCTGCAATAGGATTAGTCAAAGCATTTAGAAACGATGATCCAACAACTTATTTATCAAATGAAGATCAACAGAAAAATATGTTGGTTGATATGGCGACACAACCTATATCTCTTGATACAGAAAGACCTGCAATATTAGATTATCAACTGCCAGCATTAGGTGCATCTTTAGTTGGTTCAACAGCACTTGCTGCACCATCAACAATTAAAGCAAGCAAATCAAGATCGTTAGGTATTGAAAGAAAACCACCTGGTATAGCTAAAACAGGTCTAAGAGTTTTAGGCAGAGGATTAGGAGTTGCAGCATCACCTGCATTACTGGCACCTTTTGCAGCTGGAGATATTGCAAGTCAAATCGCTGAAGGAGACTCACCTGCAGATATTGCAACAAATCCATTTAACTATTTGTACCCTGCATTTGCAGATCAAACACCAAAATTAACAAGAGGATTAAGTCCGACACTTAGAAAAGTTGCTAGATTAGGTTTATCAAGAGCTGCATTAACTGGATTATCTAGACTAGGTATAGGTGGACTTGGTGCATCTTTAGCAATACAAGGATTAGGATTATTAGATGACTAAAAAATTAACAACTACGATACCACCAGAGAGAGGCCCTCACCCACAAGGGTTGAATGTTCCCGGAAAAAAGACTATAGTGGTGTCGAACTCGGAGAAAAATAATGTCAGAAATAGACAAGTCTTTACCAAACGTAGAGCAGGAAATAAAATTACCTAGCGAAGAAGAGATTGTAGAAGCATCTCAAGCAAACATAGAAGAACAAGTTGGACCAGAAGACGTTCAAATAGAACAAGCAGAAGACGGTAGTGCCACAATTACTTTTGATCCAGAAGCTATAAACCAACCAGGCACAAATGATCATTTTGATAATTTAGCAGATTTATTACCAGAAGAAGTTTTAGGACGATTAGGTTCTGATCTTTATGAAAACTATACACAATACAAAGCGTCTAGAAAAGATTGGGAAGACGGTTACACAAAAGGTTTAGACTTATTAGGATTTAAATACGAAACAAAATCACAACCGTTTACTAATGCAAGTGGTGCAACACACCCTGTATTAGCAGAAGCAGTTACACAATTTCAAGCGCAAGCATACAAAGAATTACTTCCAGCAACTGGTCCAGTGCATACTCAAATTATGGGCGTGCCTACTAGACAAAAAGAAGACCAGGCTAAAAGAGTAAAAAATTTCATGAACTATCAACTCATGAATAAGATGAAAGAGTATGAACCCGAGTTCGACCAGTTACTTTTTTATCTCCCTCTTAGCGGCTCTGCATTCAAGAAAGTTTATTACGATGAACTGCTTGACAGAGCCGTGTCTAAATTTGTTCCAGCAGATGATCTGATAGTTCCATACACTGCAACTTCTTTAGAAGATGCAGAATCAATTGTTCACGTTTTAAAAATATCTGAAAATGATTTAAGAAAAAAACAAGTATCTGGTTTTTATAGAGATATAGAAATTACACCAGGATACTCACAAGAAACAGAAGTAGAAAAGAAAGAAAGAGAACTTGAAGGCGTTAAAAAAACTAGAGATGAACAAATGTTTACAATTCTAGAGTTTCATACAAACATAGATCTAGAGGGTTTTGAAGATAAAGATGCAGAACAAAATCCAACAGGGATAAAACTTCCATACATTGTAACTATTGATACAGGTTCAAGAGAAGTTTTATCTATAAGAAGAAATTATAAAGCTGAAGATCCGTTAAAAAATAAAATAGAATATTTTACACATTTTAAATTTTTACCGGGATTAGGTTTTTATGGTTTTGGCTTAATCCACATGATTGGTGGATTATCAAGAACTGCAACGAATGCACTTAGACAATTGTTAGATGCTGGTACGTTTTCAAATATGCCAGCAGGATTTAAACAAAGAGGTATTCGTGTCAGAGATGAAGCACAATCGATACAACCTGGAGAGTTTAGAGATGTAGATGCACCCGGCGGAAATATTAGAGATGCATTTATGCCTTTACCTTTCAAAGAACCATCGGCAACATTATTACAATTAATGGGCATAGTGGTTCAAGCAGGTCAACGATTTGCCGCCATAGCTGACATGCAGGTCGGTGACGGCAACCAACAGGCCGCTGTTGGAACGACCATTGCCCTCTTAGAGCGAGGCTCCAGGGTCATGTCAGCCATACATAAAAGATTGTATGTGGCGTTAAAAAAAGAATTTACTTTACTTGCTGAAGTATTTAAAACTTATTTACCACCAGAATATCCTTACGATGTTGTGGGTGGACAAAGAAATATTAAAGTTGCAGACTTTGATGACAAGGTAGATATTCTGCCTGTAGCTGATCCAAACATCTTTTCACAATCACAAAGAATTAGTATGGCTCAAACAGAGTTACAACTTGCAATGTCAAATCCTGGAATGCATAATTTATACGAAGCGTATAGACATATGTATGATGCTATTGGTGTAAAAAATGTTGATCAAATATTGCCACCACCTCAACAACCTATGCCGATGGACCCAGCTTCTGAAAATATTATGGCTATGTCTGGTAAACCATTTCAAGCGTTTAAAGGACAAGACCACAGAGCACATATTACTTCACATTTAAATTTTATGGCAACTAACATGGTTAAAAATAATCCTATGATCATGGGTGCGTTACAAAAAAATATTTTTGAACATATTTCTTTAATGGCTCAAGAACAATTAGAAGTAGAGTTTAGAGAAGAGTTACAACAATTAATGCAATTACAACAAATGGCACAAATGAATCCTGCGATGGGACAAAGTCCAGAGGTTCAACAACAAATTATGCAGTTAAGTATGGCGATTGAAGCAAGAAAAGCAAAATTAATTGCTGACATGACTCAAGAATTTAAAGAAGAAGAAGCTAAAATTATGGGTGATTTTGGAAATGACCCTGTTGCTAAACTAAAAGCAAGAGAATTAGACCTTAGAGCCATGGATAATGAACAAAAACGTATGCAAGCAGAGCAAAGATTAAATCTAGATAAGTCAAGAGCACTGATGAATCAAGATATTCAAGAAGAAAAGCTTGAACAAAACGAAGAATTGGCTAAACTAAGAGCTAATACGTCGATTGAGAAAACTATTTTAGGTAAAACTCTTCCGAGTTCGGATAAAAT